CTAAAGATAAAGCTACTCACTTTCAAAGGTGAATGGTTTCTAGACACCAACCACGGAACACCTTACTTTCAACAGATCTTTGGGAAGGGGAGGTCTAAAGGTTCCGTTGATCTTATATTTAGAGAATTGATTGATGGTGACAAGGATGTAAAGAACATTCTAAAATTTGAGTCATCAATCTCACCAGACAGAACGTATAATTTGTCTTTCACAGTAAGCAATAAATCAGGTCAGACAGTAGAAATACAAAACTTAGAGGTAGGCATATAATGGCAGGACTAACAACAACAGGTTTAGAAATAAAACGACTAAGCCAAATCCGAGAAGATTTACGGAAAGAAGCTACCGCTATATTTAGTGATCTTGTTACAGAGGACGAAGTTCTAGACACAAGTGACGCATCTACTGTTGGTAGATTGATTGGGCTTGTAACACCGTCTGAAGCAGACTTGTGGGAGACGTTGCAGCAAGTATACTCTTCTTTTGACCCAAACTCTGCTTCAGGGATTGCACTAGATAACCTAGTGTCTTTGTCAGGTATTGTTCGTCGTGGTGCAACAAACTCCACAGCAAGGCTGTTACTTGTAGGAGCTTTTAATACAACAATTTCTGCGGGGAGCCTAGTAAGCTCAAGCTTTACAAACAACAGGTTTGAAATACCTACTGACGTTGTGTTAGATGAAAACAATGTCGTTGGTTTCTCCACTAAGATTCAGACAGTAGTTGATGCAACAGATTACACGATTACCTACAACGATGGCACAAACTCTGTAGACCTTACATTTACTTCTGCCGGTTCTGGTGCAACTGAAGTCGCTATTCTAAATGGTTTGAGAGACGTTGTTAACAATAACTACGGCAGTGTGCTGACAGCTACTGTAACCGGCGCTGTTCTCAATGTTATTGCTGATGACCTTGTTACTCAAACTAGCTACAGTGTATCGTCGGAGTTATTTTTCTCTTCTGTTACGAAGGGAATAACATCACAATCAACACTGGCCGGACCTATTGAGCAGAACACAGGAACTATTGATACAATATCTACACCAGTTTTTGGTTGGAATTCAATCAATCAATTTGAATCTGCGGGTGTTGGGTCTTTAAGAGAGACAGATACACAGTTGAGGACTAGGTTTAACCAGTCTAAGTTTGTAAGAGGTGCAAACATACTTGAGGCACTTACTTCCGACCTACGGGCCTTATCAGGTGTAAGTGATGTTATTATTTATGAGAACCTGACTACTAGTGTTGATGCCAAAGGAATTCCCCCACATGCATTTATGGTTCTTATTCGGGGTGGCCTAGAGTCTGAGATTGCAAGGATTATCTGGTCAAACAGACCAGCAGGTATTAAAACCTTTGGGAATAGTACATATCTTATCACAGATATTTTCAACAATCAAAAGGAAGTTAACTACCAGAGACCTACTTTCCAAGATATTTATATAAGTTTGGAAGTACAGACAGACAGTAGCTTTCCACCTAACGGCGCAGAACAGTTAAGGTCTGCCTTATTTGATTACATCAAGTCTCAGTCAACAGTGGGTCAGAATGTTGTCTACTCCAGATTGTACACGCCTATTAACTCAATTCCGGGTCATGAGGTAAATTCACTGTTCATTGGAGACTCTGTGAGTCCTTCAGGAACCTCTAACATTGTTATTAACTTTGATCAAGTAGCAAAAATAGAGATTGGTAATATTGAGGTTGTTCTGGCATGATTGACTCTACACCTATTGCAGTTTATGAAGGAGAGGAAACCCCTTTCCAAGAAAACGATTATCTAGCGCAAGCTACAGAGCTTACGACTACTCAGTTTAAAGACCGAGACATCTTTAACAGGTATCTACAACTTTTAATCCAAGGTCGTGTTGAACTTCAACTAGTAATAAAAGACATTATTCAAAAAAGAAGTCTAGACTTTGCTGAAGGCGAACAACTAGATGTAATAGGTCGTATTCTTGGTCAACCTAGGCAGCTATTTGACAGTGTTATCATTAGATACTTTGGTTTCCAAGGTGCTACTGGTGCATCACCTTATAAGGAAGTTGCAGACACTGAAAGAACTTTTGGTCCTTGGAAGGGTGTTAAAGATAGCCTACTTGGTATTCGTGAGTTAACTGACACAGAGTACAGAAGACTTTTGCGACTAACTGTCATAAAAAACACAACAAAAGCAAACATAACTTCATTTAATGATGGTGTTAGACTTTTATTTGGTGTTGATACTATTGACTATCAAGAAGAAGTTCCACCAGATTACGCAGAAGGTGCTGCATCTATTACAATAAGTATTGGAAGAGATTACAACGATCCTGAAAAAGCAGTCTTTCCCGGTCTAGATGAAATAGCACTTGCTAATAGATTTTTAGGTAGACCTCTGGGTGTTGGGGTTCTTTTCCAAGATCCTATCACATTTTCTGGTAGCTTTGAAGCACAGACTTATGAACAGTTTGTATTCGGCACAGGAGGATCTACTGCGGAACCACTAACAGCGCAATCTTTTGAACAAGTTTTCACGCTAACAAGACCATACACAGACACATACTTTGATGAAAATGGTGACGAGCAAACAGCAGATATTGATGAACCAAGATTTGGTTACGAGGAGTCTTCACAAGAGCCTCTAGGTCTTTGTATAAATGGACCTAATGAAGTTCTTACCCATACTTGGGGTCTTGAAGTAAATGACAGCCAAGGTACTTTTCGGATTGCTCTTACTCATGACAACAGAACTGAAACTGAAGCTGCTTTTATTATTGAAGGCCAAGGCATTAAGATTGTACTCTTCAGAGAAGATACTTATTGGAAATTAAGAACTGAGTGGGGTGTTTCAGAGAGTTACGAGGCTCTTATTACACAAGCAACATCAAGTTCAATTGTAGCAAATATTTCTTATACACCAGAAGGTGTTTACTTCGCTATAGATAATGAAAATAGGTTCGCAGCCATTACAGGGCCGTTTGGTCAAACAAATATCAGATACTTTGATATGAGAATTGGAGGAAGTTTTACAACTAACGTAGGGGATGTTTACGGACACTTCAACGGGAAGGTAAGAGAAATTGTCTACCTGAGACCGTACATTGGGGTGAACGAGAGAATAGTTCTCAACGGAATACAAATAACAACAGAAGAGTATGAAAGAATAATAACAGAGTACGGTGGATTGAACCCACCAGATCCTGTTGAGATTTTTGTATTCAGCGGTAGCAGTGACGCCACAGTCAATAAAATTAACTCAAGCGGCACTGAGGTGTGGAGTTTCACCGGGCACACAAACGCGGTGCTTGCTGTTGCAGTTGACTCCTCTGGTAATGTGTACAGTGCTAGTCAAGACGACACAGTCAGAAAGATAGATTCTGACGGTAATCAGGTGTGGAGTTTTACAGGTCATACAGAATCCGTCTGGGGGATTGCAGTTGACTCCTCTGGTAATGTGTACAGTGCTAGTCAAGACGACACAGTCAGAAAGATAGATTCTGACGGTAATCAGGTCTGGAGTTTCACCGGGCACACAAGAACTGTTTACGCCGTTGCAGTTGACTCCTCTGGTAATGTGTACAGTGCTAGTCAAGACGACACAGTCAGAAAGATAGATTCTGACGGTAATCAGGTCTGGAGTTTCGCTGGGCACACAGGCACTGTTTACGCCGTTGCAGTTGACTCCTCTGGTAATGTGTACAGTGCTAGTCAAGACGACACAGTCAGAAAGATAGATTCAAGTGGCGCACAGGTGTGGAGCTTCACTGGGCACACAAGCACCGTCGGGGGGATTGCAGTTGACTCCTCTGGTAATGTGTACAGCGGAAGTTTTGACAGCACCGTCAGAAAGATAGATTCAAGTGGCGCACAGGTGTGGAGCTTCACTGGGTACACAAGCACTGCTTACGCCGTTGCAGTTGACTCCTCTGGTAATGTGTACAGCGGAAGTTTTGACAGCACCGTCAGGAAAATAGATTCAGACGGTAATCAGCAGGTATGGAGTCCCACAAGCAATACGAGCACCGTCTTTGGTGTCGCAGTCGGCCCCGGCGGGTAATGTTATAACAAGACAACGAATAGAATAACGGCACTCCGGTGCCGCTATAATTTTAAGTAAATTAAACGAGGAAATAAAAATGGCAACATTAGG